TTTGTTGTTGTTCCCGTTGCGTTTCGCTATACTTGGGGCTGAGTTAGGAGCCCTAGTAAGGCTGTCGGTTGGCGCGCTATACGCCACCCCGTCAGAGGCCGGTATCCGCGAGGACCGGGCCTGCCTATCACAGGTTCCAACCTCTGACACCCGCCACCCTCGCGCGCCGTGGAAAGCGCTCGTGGGCAACATGATAGGACGGCGATGACGACTGAATCCCCACTCACGCCCGCAGAGTGCGATCTGCGCGGCATGCCCTACATGCCACTGTTTGGCGACCGCCTGTTCGGGTCGGCCACGTGGATTGCCGCAAGCCCAGAAGCCAAGGTTGCCGCCCTCCGTCTGTGGTGGCGTTCCTTCGCGCACGAGGTGCCGGCCGCAAGCCTGCCCAACGACGACATGCTGCTGGCCGATTACGCCGGCTACGGCGTCGCCGTGAAGGCATGGCAGAAGATCAAGGCGCAAGCCATGCGCGGCTGGACGCTTTGCAGCGACGGTAGGCTCTATCACCGCACGGTTGCCGAGGTCGCGCTCGAGGCATGGGAGCAGCGCAAGCGTAACCGCGAAAAGCAGGCACGGTGGCGTAACAAAGACCGCTCAGTAACCCCCGGCGTAACCGTAACAGAGGGGGTTACGAAACCGTTTCGTAACGCCGGAAGTGAAGGGAAGGTAAGTGAAGGTACTACTTCAGTAGATAAATCTACTGAAGATATGGGGCCTCGAGACGAGGACGTGGCCTATGAGCAGTTTGTGGCAACCGCTTCGGAGTTCGGGTGGCCAAAGCCTCGAGGGCTCGAGGCCGACCGGCGCAAGAAGCTGAAGGCGCGCCTTGCCGAGCATGGGCTTGATGGTTGGAAGCAGATGCTCACAAACGCTCGAGCGTCGGATTTCCTGCGGACCAAGTTCGCCCTGAAACTGGATTGGGTGCTCGAGCCACGGAACTTCCGCAAGGTGCTCGAGGGAAACTACGGCGCGGCATGCGAGCACTCGAGCGCAGCCCCCTCGAGCGATGAGGTTCTGTGGGAGGCGCGGTTCCGGGGATACCACCCCGGCGGCATGTGGCAGGAGGCGACATGGGGACCAAGACCCGAGAGCGGGCGGTGCATCGCACCCAAGCCGGTTCTCGAGCGGTGGCGTGGACGGGTTGCCCAATGAGCGCCCAAAGGCACACGGCGCGGCGTCTGATGGACGAATGGCGCGCAGGGCAGGGCAAGCGCGCTGCTCAGGGCATCCCAGAGCTTATGCGGGCGCTCGAGTTCATTGCCCAGCAGGTCGCGGACGGGCAGTCGTGGAAGGCCAACCCCGAGCCCGTCAGCCTTACCCGCAAGCAGGTCAAGACAGCCTGGCACCGCGCCATCAGCCAGCGCAGGCGTGCCGAGCATGGTCCGCCCAGCAAGAACGCCGACGAGTGGTGGGAGCAGATCAGCGCCATTGCTGAGCGCTGGGGCGTCAAGACCACGCGCGACGAGTGGGAAACCGCGACCAAAACCGCCGCCTTGAGCACGGTTTCGCAGGTGGCCGCATGACCCGCGCCCCTTCCCATCTCATCACCCAATGGCGACCGGAGACGCTGCAATGAGCGATTTTGTTTGGTGGTACGGATTTGTCTGTCTTTGCGTGACATCTGGCATTGGCGTTCTGTGCCTTATCGACAGAAGCATTGAATGGATCATCGATAGTTTCAAATTTCGAACGGCTTTTCTGCAGTGGTACGCGCAACGTTTGCGCTCCCCCACAGATGGCACCGAACGATCGACCACCAAAGGTCAGGACCCCCAACTCCTCCCGGCAAAGGAGGGGGAATGAGACCCTCCGGCTGGTACTGGGTCAAACGCCTTTCCGATGAAGACTGGCAGCCCGCCAGATGGGCTCCCATGCGGGAGTATCCAGGCGAATGGAGATGGGAGTTTTTCTATTACAGGGGCGAGATCCACCGCGGGCGCGTCCACAGGGTGGGAGGGCGCCTAGATGCTCCAGCTTGATCCGCCCATCCCGGTCAAGGTCACGTCGCAGGCCCTCCCCATCGGCGTCCGCGCCCAATCCCGTTCCGGCTGGGCCTACGCCTGGAAGGAAACCGGCATAGACGGACACCGCCTCTGGATCGTCGTCATGGACGAGACAGGGGAAGTCGTCGACGTGCCCCAACCCGAGATTCTTGTCGATCCGAATTGGTCATATGGGAGGCGCGTATGAACGGCAAAAAGTGGACCCCAGAACACACGGAGATCGTCAAAGCCATGTACTGGTACAGCTACGACCACGAGATTGCCAAGGCGACCGGGCACTGCGTTGACACCGTCCAGCGCCGCCGCGCCGCCTTGGGGCTGTCAGCCTATCGAGGACCGCGCGTCCGTTACGGCACCTTTGCCGAGCTTTCCCCGGCCACACTGAAAGCAATTCGCATTTCCTGCGCACAAGCCGCTTGACTTTCAAAGTCGGAATTGGAGCATTTGTCAGGCTGAACGCTCCACAACCGAGCATCAGCCCATGGGCGATAAGCCCCTCACGCCCAAGCAAAAGCGCTTTGTCGCTGAATACCTGAAGGATTTGAACGCCACGCAGGCGTACATCCGCGCGGGGTACAGTGAGAAAGGTGCGGCACAGGGCGCCGAGCGGCTGTTGAGGAATGTTGAGGTTGCGTCGGCGGTTGCCGAGGGGCAATCCCGCATAGCCGAGAAACTCGAAATCACCGCCGAAAAGGTCCTGCGCGACCTTGAGGACCTGCGCGTCCTCGCCATCAAGGATGGCGCCTATGGCCCCGCAGCCAAGGCCATCGAGCTGCACGGCAAGCACATCGGCATGTTTGTCGAAAGGACGGAGAACAACACAAATCTGGTCGTCCGAGACGCCGTAGACCGCCCCGAACGCGAAACCCGCGAGCAGTGGATTCTTCGCCGCTCCAAGGAGCTTGGAATTGACCCGAGGCTTATGGGCGCCACAACCGGGGCCGCAGACTGATGCCATCTCTGCCGACTGGTGCCAGGAACTGCTCTACGGCGGGGCCGCTGGCGGCGGGAAGTCGGACTTCCTGCTGGGCGATTACCTGCAGGATGTCGAGCATTACGGCGCTGCATGGCAGGGCATCCTGTTCCGCCGCTCCCTTCCGGAGCTTGAGGAAATGATCGCCCGCAGCCATGAGATATACCCCGGCAGCGGCGGGGTCTGGCGCGAGCAGCGCAAGCGCTGGGAATGGCCCAACGGCGCCATGTTGCGCATGCGCTACCTGGAAGCCGACCGGGACGCCACGCGCTACCAGGGCGCGGCGTACACCTGGGAAGGCTGGGACGAGCTAGGGCAGCACCCTACAGCCTACGGCTACAAATACCTCCGCGCCCGTCTTCGCAGCGCCCACAACGTGCCCCGCAAGCGCATCCGCAGCACGGCCAACCCCGGCGGCGTCGGGCATCACTGGATCAAGTCCAAGTTCATCAGCCATTCGCGCATGGGGTTTGTTCCTTTCAAGGACCCGGACACGGGCGGCGATGTGATGTTCATCCCGTCGCGACTGACGGACAACGCCATCCTCATGCAGAACGACCCCGATTATGTGGGGCGCCTTAAGGGGTTGGGCTCGCCTGCGCTGGTCAAGGCGTGGCTGGATGGCGACTGGGATGTGATTGCGGGCGCGTTCTTCCCCGAGTTTGGCCCGCAGCACATCGTGCGTCCCCACCAGCTGCCCGAGGAATGGACCCGGTTCCGCGCAATGGACTGGGGATCGTCCAAGCCCTTCTGCGTCGGCTGGTACGCTATCAGCGACGGAACGGTCCCTGCATATCCCCGAGGCGCGCTCGTCAAGTACCGCGAGTGGTACGGCAGCACGGGGGAGCCGAATGTCGGGCTCAAGCTGACGGCCGAAGAGGTTGGCGCTGGCATCGCAGAGCGCGAACGCGGTGAGTTGATCAGCTACGGGGTAATCGACCCGGCCGCGCATAGCCAGGACGGCGGCCCCTCGATTGCCGAGCGCATCCTGCGGGGCAGTGGGGGCAAGGTGGCTTTTGCCCGCGCCGACAACTCCCGTGTGGGGGCGCGCGGCGCCATGGGCGGCTGGGATCAGCTCCGCGCGAGGCTTAAGGGCGAAGACGACCGCCCCATGCTGTATTTCTTCGACACCTGCCGCGACTCGATCCGCACCATCCCGGCCCTGCCGCACGACGAGAACCGGCCCGAGGACGTGGACACGCGAGCGGAAGACCATGCCGGCGACGAAACGCGCTACGCCGTGATGAGCCGCCCCTATGTGCGCAGGCAGCCGGACGAACCGCGCAAGACGGATTTCTTCATCGGCACCCCCGAGGGGACGATGGCCTCCAACCTCTCCATCCGCGAGATGATCGAACGGCAGACCCAGCGCCGCAAGGAAAGGACCGGCGCATGATCGGCCAGACTGACAACGTCACCAGCGCCGACACCGGCACCGTCGATACTCTCGCCAAGACCATCAAGTCGCAGCAGGATTTCCACAAATACTGGATGTCGGCCATCGAACTGGCGGGCAAGACGGAGAAGGACTGGCGCGAGGACGCCAAGACGGCGCTGCGGGCGTTCCGCTCGGACCGGGACGGCTGGCGCGTTTCCAAGTTCAACATCCTCTACGCGAACATCCAAACCACCTGCCCGGCGATTTACAACAGCATGCCGTCTCCGGACGTGCGTGCGCGCTTTGGCGAGGCCATGCCGGTCGAGCCGCCCCCGCCGGCCATGGGCCACAACGGCGGTCCCGCCATGCAGCCGGACCCGGCCGTAATCGCGGCTACCACGGCGGCGCAGGCAGAGGCCGATCGCAAGAACCGCGACCGCTCCAACGTCAGCCAAACCATCGAGCGCGCGGTATCGGTCCAGTCCGACCTCTACGACTACGACGACGCCCTGAAGGCTGCGGTCAAGGATCGCGAGCTATTGGGCCGCGCCGTCACCCGTCTGCGCGTGAACGTGGTCAACGGTCCGGGCGTGACCGACCAGGAGACGGGCAACGAGATCCCCGGCGCCGTGGTGTCGAAGCACATCACGTGGGAGCCGGTGATCTGGGACGACTTCCGCCTCGGGCCTGCCAAGCGCTGGGCGGACACGCCGTGGATCGCCTTTCACTGGGTATTCACCCGCGACGAACTGGAGGGGCTGAACCCGGAACTGGCGTGGAAGGTCAATCTTGACGCCACGGTCGAGGGCCAGCCCGACAAGGACGCGCCGACCCCCGACACGTTCAAGCGCGCCAACGTCTGGGAAATCTGGGACAAGTCCAAGCGCAAGGTCTACTGGATCGCGGAAAGCTACGACCAGGGGCCGCTGAAGATCGAGGATGACCCCTACAGGCTGATCGGCTTCTTCCCCATCCCGAAGCCCCGGCTCGCCATCGAAACCACGGACACGCAGGTTCCTATCTGCCCGTTCATGGTGTGGCAGTCGCAGCAGGAGGAAATGAACAGCCTCACACGGCGTATCGGGGCGCTGATCAACGTCATCAAGTGGCGCGGCATCTACGACGGGGCATTCGAGAGCGCGGTCAAGGCCATGAAGGGGCTGGAGGAGGGCGACCTTGCCCCGGCCCCCGACGCGGCCCGCATGCTGGTCAATGGCGACATCGAAAAGGCCTTCTGGCTGATGCCGATCGAGCAGGCGGTCGCCACGCTCAAGCAGCTCTACGAATCGCGCGAAATCTGCAAGCAGGTCATCTACGAACTGACCGGCGTTGCCGACATTCTCCGGGGCTCGACCAAGGCCAATGAGACGCTTGGCGCGCAGGAACTCAAGGCCCAATGGGGCAGCCTGCGCCTGCAGAGCGCACAGCAGGACATCCAGCTGCACGCCCGCGATTTGATGCGGATGACGGCCGACCTGATGGCGGAGCATTTCACGCCGGAGGAACTGGAGGCCATGACCGGTATCCGGCTCACCCCCGAGCAGGTCAAGTTGCTCAAGACAGACATCAGTCGCGAGTTCAACATCGACATCGAGACGGACGGCACCATCAAGGCCGACCTTGGGCGCCAGCAGGAGAACGTCGGCGGTTTCGTGGCGGGGCTGGGAAGCTACTTCGAGGCGGTCGGCCCTGCGGTGCAGGCGGGCTACATGACGCCGCCGGAAGCGGTTGGCCTGGCTCGCACGTTCGCGCGCAACTTCAAGCTGGGCCGGCAGGCGGACCACATCCTCGATGAGTGGCAGAAGCGGCTGGACGCGAAGGCCAAGGAGCCGCCGGCCCCGCCGCCGCCAGATCCCAAGCTGCAGGTCGAGCAGATCAAGGCGCAGACCGCACAGACACAGGCAGAGGCCGAAATCGCCCGCACGCAGATGCAGGGCCAGATCGACCAGCAGACCATGTCGCAAGAGGCCCAACTCAAGCAGGCCGAGTTCGAGATGCGCATGCAGGAGATGCAGGCCGAACAGCAGCGCGCTCGCGAGGCTCATGCCATGGAGATGCAGAGCCTGCAGGCCAAATCCGCCGTCACGCTGGGGCAGCACGCCCTCGCAGCCGACGAACAGGCCCGCGCCCGCGAGATGGGGCAGGAGAGCCACGCCATGGGGCTGCAGGCCTTGAAGGCCAAGCAGGACGCAGCAAAGGGCAAGCCGAACGGGAGGGCGAAGTGAGCGTCGAGCGCTACCGCCTGGACGCAAACGGCGTGTGGATCAGCAAGACCACAGGCAAGCCCATGAAGACGCGCGGTGACTTCGTGCCGACGCCGCAGATCACACGCGACATCGCCCCCTACATGAGCATGGCGAGCAAGCAGATGATCGACGGTCGTGCGGCCCAGCGGGAAGACCTGAAGCGCACCGGCTGCCGCGTAGTCGATCCCAGCGAGTACACGCCGACCTATCACTCGAAAGAGCGCGCCATCAAGCACGGCCGGGAGTGGACGCCACGTCCGCCGCCGGAGTTCACCCGTTGAATAACCCTCTAACCGGTGGTACCGTATGAGCGAAGAAATTGCCGTTGCAGATACCCCGACGCCCGCGCCCGTCATCGAAGCGCCGGCCGTTGAGGCGCCCGTCGAAAGGTCGATGGACGAAACGCTCGCAGCGGAGTTCGAGAGGATCAAGGCCGCCCGACCCCTGCAGGGAGACGACGGCAAGTTCATCGCAAAGGCCGGCGCGACGCCCGCGACGCCCGAGTTGAAGGTACCCGGCAGCCCCGAGGCTGCGCCGCCCGACCCGGCCCGACCGGTCATCGAGGCGCCGCAGTCCCTGCCGGCGGACGTGAAGGCTGAGTGGTCCACGCTTCCACCCAAGGTCCAGGAGTACTGGGCCAATCGGGAAAGCGAGATCCACAAGAAGATCACGACCGATGGGGAGCGGCTGAAATCCATCGAGGCCTTTGACGAGGCGCTGGCCCCGGCCCGCGAGTTCATCGAGCAAAACCGCATCCCCAAGCCGGAGTACATCCGGCGACTGGCGGCGGCGGATCACGCTCTCCGAACCAACGGACCTGCAGCGCTTGCCGAGATCGCCCGCATGTACGGGATCAATCCCGCAGCTGCACCGCAGATCGCCGGGCAACCGGTGGACCCGCAATTTAACGCGCTCGCTCAAGAGCTGGGCGCCATCAAATCCCAACTGACCGCACAGCAGCAGGCTGCCGAGACGGCAAGGCTTGCCGAGGCCGAGGCGAAGATCGATGCGTTCAAGAAGAACGCGCCGCATTTCGAGAAGGTCGAGGCGCTCATGACGAAACTGTACGAGCCCGGCATGGAACTCGGACAGCTCTACGACATGGCAACCAAGGCACACCCGGAAGTCAGCAAGCTGATCCAGGCCGAACAGGAAGCCAAGGCGAAGGCCGAGGCCATTGAGAAGCAGAAGGCGGAGGCGGCCAAGGCCGCAAAGCTCTCCACGCTCTCCCGCAAGCCGGGCAGCGTGGGGGTCGTCGCCAAGGCGGGCGGCAGTTGGGAGGACTCGATGGCAGCCACGTTCAGGAGCATCAGGGCGCGCGGTTAAGGAAACCACGCAATGACTTCTCCCAGCGCAACCTTTACGGAGCTTGTCACCTCGACGCTCCGCAATCACCCGTCCGAGATCGCCGACAACGTCAGCCAGAACAACGCCCTGTGGCGCTATCTCAAGCGCAAGGGCAAGATCGACCTGGAGGACGGCGGCTATGAGATCGTCCGAAACCTCGACTACGCCAACAACAGCACGTACCAGCGCTACAGCGGGTACGACACGCTGAACATCGGCCAGACGCAGGTTCTGACGGCGGCCAAGTACGACTGGATGCAGGCGGCGGTTAACGTCACTGCCTCGGGTCGCGAACTCCGCATGAACTCGGGCGACAACGCGATCTTCAACCTGTCCAAGGCCAAGCTGAAGAACGCCGTGCGCACCGCCGCCAACTACATGTCGATTGACGTGTATTCGGACGGCGCGCTCACCAACCAGATGGGTGGCCTCGCCTACATCATCCAGGCCAACGGTCAGGGCACGGTGGGCGGCATCAACTCGACGACCTACTCGTTCTGGCGCAACCAGTTCCTGGAAGCGACCGGTACGAATCTGGTCACGAAGGCCAACATCAAGGGCTACATGAACACGCTGTACCTCAGCCTCGTTCGTGGCGCCGACAAGCCTGACCTGATCGTTTCCAGCCATGACTTCTTCGCCATGTACTGGGAATCGCTGCAGGACCAGCAGCGCTACACCAACGATTGCGACG